AGCACTCTGGCTTCCTGAACCTGACAATGACCCTTGACGGAAATGTGGGTTGCTATCTAAAAACTCCTTAACTCGATCTTCTATTGTAAGTAGTTCTCCATTTGAGTTATATCGTACATTAGAATTATTATCAACTATTTCTATTCTACCATCATCTGTGTATCTAACTTCATCTTTTAATAAAGATACTACTTGTTGAGCATTTATAGATTTTTCTTTATTGGCAATAGAAAGAATTGAATTATCAACCTTTTCTTTTTTTATTTGATTTTTATAATTAGCAAGTTCTTTTTCTTTTTCAGATAATCTTTCTTGCATTATCTTTTCAAGATCAGCTTTAGTTTTTGCTTCTTTAAGTTGCTCTTGTCTAACTATTTCTTGTTTAGCTTTTTCTTCTTCTTGAAGTTTTTTTTCATATTTTGATTTTTCTGCTTCAAGTCTAGTTTTAATTATATTGTCTAATTGTTCTTGCGAAAAAGTATTTTGTTTTGTTTCTTCTACTTTTACTTCTTCTTTAGGTGTTTCTGCTACTTTAGTTTCTGTAGCATTTGTTTGTTCTTCGGACATAGTTCTCCTATTTGTTATATTATTAGTTCGCCATTATTGTCATACCAATCTGGGTTGACATATGACCATTGATGTCGGCAATTATAACCACCTCTAACAACTAAAGGGTTTCCTGACTTCTTGCCTTTCCAACCTCTACTGTTCCAAAGTGAATTGACTTCATCAATTGTGAAAAGTCCACTTTTCCTCTTGTTATATACCCCATTAATTAGATTTCTGCAAATCTCTCTAGTAGTAGGAATTACATCTCCATAGTATTTAACAAAAGTTAGTCCAGCATCTTTAGACTTATTAAAGTTTAAAGTAGCATCAAAATCTCTTAAAGAATCATTTAAAATCTGTCCAGCATACCTTTTCATATTCTCTCCAGCACGATCTCTAGCAAATTTAGATTGTAATAATTGTACTTTTTGTTCAACTATTGTTCTTTTAGATTTCTTAAATTTATTATCATTTATATAATCTATAAGCTTTTGTGCTTCTGGGTCATCTGCACTAGCATAAATACCATTAATAGTTTGTCTTAATTCTTTTTCTAATACTGTAAAATCTGAACCTATTAGAGTATTTTGATAAACCTTTTCTGATAATCTTCTAGTAAATGTATTAGATACATCTTTAAATTGAGTAAAATATTGTTGCTTTAAATTTTGTACTAAAGCTAAATCTCCTTTAGTTAATTCTTGAAACTCTATAGGAATATTACCTATTCTTTTAAATGCTTTTTCAATTCTTTTAGCTTGTTTATTAAAACCTTTTCTAACAACTATATCTGACCATGCTAAATATTCTCTTTCAAGTATTGCTTTTATTTGTGGTCTAATAGCGATAGCAGATTGTAGTTCTATTAATTTACCATCTTGTGTAGGTAATCTTCCAGCAAGTGAAACTACTTCCTTTTCTATTTTATCTAAAGTGGCTATTAATGTTTTATAATATTGTGCTTCTGCAAGTTCTATTTGCTTTATTCTGTAAAGTGTAGCATCTTTGACTATATCGGACATTCATTAAATTTCTTCTTGTTCTACTTCTTGATCTTCTTGTTCTGGCTCATCTTGTGTAAATTGACCAACTTCTGAATTACTATCTATCTCATCAAATATATTATTTAATTTTTCATCATCATCAACTACTGCTCTTGCTATTTCTTTATCTATCTCTTTCATTAATGTAGGAGATTGAACATTTATCGCTTTTGCTTGTTGATAGAACATAAGATCAGTAGCATAATCTCTAATATTAAAACTATCAGGGTAATTAATTTCTCCATCAAATTTAGTATTTTGAAATAATGCATATAGTCTAAATAATTGTTCCTCTGCTATTTGTAAGTTATCAGCTTTTTCAGATAGTCTTGCATTTAATAATTCAAATTCTGTTTGTAAAGCTACACCAGAAGTAATCCCTGTCTTTTCAGTTCTTACTGCTCCTGTATGTGCTATTCTATTTATAGATTGAACTTTATTATTAATTGAATCCATAATAGCTTGTAAGTTTTGACCAGATGGTTGTAATAGATATGGTTTTAAATTAGGTTCCATTTCATCAGGCATTTCTATAACTGCTCCAGCACCAGCACTAGCATTAACACTAGGAGTTTTTACTAATGATGGGTGGTTAGTTAATCTAATTAGTTGTTCCATTTCAGAATACTCATTATAAATAGATTTTTGTAAATCTGCTATATCTGTTAAATCGGATTGACCAATTCCTCTTTTATGAGATTTAGAATTGTATAAAATAACTGCTGGTATTTTGCCAATCGCATTAGGTACAGTATCTATTAATCTTGGTTCTTCTCTTTCTGCCATGTAAATAGTATCTATTCTATCAGGGTACCATATTCGCATATATGTTCCACCCTCTCGATCTACTTCTTCTCTAACCTTGAGATAGTTTAATTCATATTTACCATTAACTTGTCGTTCAAAATTCCAATCTAAAACATTTTCTGGTGTAACGATTGACAAGTAAGGTCTTATATCTTGTTCTAATTCTTCTGCTCTAGTGTTTGTTGTTACATTAGGTTTATCTAAAATCATAAAACAATGACCATAAATAGAAGCATAATTTTGTGCTTGTTTAATTACAGAGTTTAAATTGTTTCCCTCTAAATCTGCATCTTTTAAGAATTGTTCTAAACTAGGTTCATCTTGCATATCTCCAAAATCTCTACTCGGTCTAACTCTAAATAAAAATGAAGAATAAATTTGAATAATATTTTTACAATGGTTATCGCATGGAGTATTTGCTAATCTTTGATTAAATTCATTATCTAATTCTAAATTATATCTGTTAAGATATTGACCTACCATATAGTCATATCCACCATTATATGATCTTATATAATATTCCCAATTATTAATTGTTTCTGAATAGTCTTTATGAGTTTCTGTTGCTTGATCTCTAGTGTATGCCATAACTATTTAATTGCCCATCTTGTTGGTCTAGAAAATACTGCCTGTGTAGTAAGTGGTTTTAAAAAATCTACCATATAACCTATTGCATCGTTCATGTGATCAAAGCCATCTTCCTTATCAGGAATATTAGTATTCTCCTTGTATATTTGTCGTTGTAATCCTTTTACAATAGTTTTGCAAGTTTGTGAAACAAAAATATGCCTATTACCATTTGAATCTTTAAGTTTGCTATTAACAGCATTTATCCTATCTCGGACAGCTGGGTGCTTTAATTTACATTTAACTTTAAATCCAGCATTTTGAAGAATACTTAAATCAGTTCTACCACCAGCAGATGTCTTTCTTTGTCTAGAAGCTGGGTCAGGATAAATAAAAATAGGTATCTTTGTTCCATATCTATTCCTAATTTCTTCTACCATTTCGTCAGTATTACTTGAATAAATAATTACTTCATCTAGAAAATATATTTTATCTTTCTCTATTTGACCTACACAAGCACTCATTGGGTCCACATTAAAGTCCATGCCTATATGTAATGGTTTAGTCCAATCTATTTCTTTTTTAACTACACTTTCTACAGGGTGAAAATTATAATAAACACTTCCAGCATAGTTCTCAAATGTACCCTCAAATTCTTGTCTAAAAGTTCTAATATCAATATCTTGTTTAGCTTGTTCTATTTCATGTTTAGATACCATACCACCCTCTAGTGTAGTAAATTGAAAACTATCCCATTCTTTGTCGCCCTCTTGCCCTTTAAGATACATTCTATAAGACCAATTACCATAGCCTTTAGGAGAACCACACATTAGTACATCTCCCTCTGTATCAGATACAGAAGCCCTTAATACCTCTGTCCAAGCTTTTTCTTCAATATCAGCAAATTCGTCTAATATGAGAAAGTCTAATCCTACTCCTCTTAAACTATCATATGCATCACAACCTTTTAAAGATATTTTGCTTCCTGTCTTTTTAATAGTTATAGTCATATTAGATTCATTAATATGTTCTATCCAATTAAATTCTGAAAGCATTTCTTTAAGTTTAGACCATACAATTTCTTTAGCCATTTTAAATGTAGGTGCTACATACCAGATTTTTTTATTAACTTGAGTTGCATACTTCATCATTTCAGTAATACATAAATATGTTTTACCAAATCTACGACCACTTATTAAAACTCTAAATCTAGCCTTTGAATTATTAACTTTAAGTTGTGGTTTTGTCAGAGTTATTTTCATTACAGAAATAAGAAATATACATTTTATCCTTATTAAATTTTTCCTGAAATTCGTTTGTTACTTTTATTGTTATCATAGCACCAGCTTTAGTACATTCTGTCCAAGTATCAAACTTAACAGGGTGTATTGCTGGCGTATTACAAAATCCTGATATT